CATTGGATGCCAATTCCTCCTCTTGAATCAAATGATAACGAATAACAATAGAGAAAGGAACTAACTATGGGATTTACAACACCATGTTTTATTAGAAAAAACACTGAAAGATTAAGAGAGTCTTTGAAACGTTTAGGGATTAGACCACTTCTTTCTAATGAAAGATTAAATGCTATTGGAGACAACATTAAAGTATATCATGGGAGAGAAGCCGTTTTCTCTTGCTCCTATTCGCAGGAATTATATGGACATTTTCTTGATTGCGGGACAAATGAAAATTTATTTCTTGCTATTGCCGCATTAAGAGATGACACAGACCATAATCAACTCTTTGTTAATGACAAAGGAGATTGGGGTATATATCGAGACGGTTCTGACGGTGGATTATCGGGCATAGACTTTTACGGAATGCCTAACGACCTTAATGTGGACAATTATCATAAGGCTACAGTGGAAGAGCTAATCGAACACTTTAAAGGAAAGGAGGAAATATGAAAAATTCTAAGAAGAAAGAAATTACACTTGAGTTGGTTAACGACATTCCATCTTTGATAAGAATACAGGAATTATCCCTAATAGAGTTAAAGAAGAGTGTTCGTAATCAACAAGTCATAGACTTTCAGGAGGACATTCTAAGAGTCTTAAAGGCTGTCAGTAAAATAGATATGATAAAATTAGATGAAAATTAATATGAAACAGACATTAGAAGAAGTTGCAAAAGAAAATATCTTGTTTAACCATAGAACGGTTGATCGTACTTTATCAGGTAGTAACTTAGCGCAATTTGGGATAACAAATTTTATTCAAGGCGCTGAATGGCAGGCAAAGCAATCCCCGTGGGTCAGCGTAAAGGATAGGTTACCGCGAACAGATGATGACCTGTACATAGTGCTTGATGTTAGGATGAATCCTCCCGGATGTGGAGTGTGTGATTTTAATCCTAAGACAGAGACTTGGATTGACTATGGTGGCAATATTGTGCGCCCTACCCATTGGATGCCAATTCCTCCTCTTGAATCAAATGATAACGAATAACAAGATAGATATGAATAAAATTAAGAATCGTAGGCTTGCTCTACGAGCCTATAAAATCAGAGTAAAGCAATACCCTTACAATAAGCCGTTGATTGATAGAAACAATCTCGCTTTTGTCCGTAAGGAAAATGATGGGAACCGATGTGATTGTTTTGGGCATTGGCGTAACTATTGGAATACAAATCCATTTTAATAAACCAAGTATGCATGAAACAGAGTGGATAGTTCGCTATCTATATTCGATACCAGAAGTCGTCGCTGGATGTGCGGAAGATAAAATAAAGATTCCCTTAGGTTTATCAAAGAAAGAAATCGAGCAACGCATATCAGAACTGCATCCAGCGTACAGAAGCATTGAATTGATACAAGTGTATAAAAACTAATAAAAAATGCAGATTGAGGATCTACACATAGGCATGACCGTAGTAGAGCTGCTACCGTCACCGCAAGGAGTGAGAGAAACAATTCCTATGCAAGTAACCGCTATCTTCCAGGATGGTACTGTTTACCTTGATTTTGAAGGTAACGAAGGCAATGTATGGGAAGCGAATATAAAGGACTTAAAAGCGATAAGCGAGTAAAATGATCTAAGTATGACTCGGAACCAATTTATCCATTACGCCTATAGACATAGTGAGATTATCATCTACCACCAAAAGCATCCAGAAGTAGATGTTGAGTGCATGTTGATTGGGGTAGATTTTGATAATGAGCTATTTCATCTTGTTCCAATTGATCAGTATTTGTATGAGGATAGATCGTATTGGCTTCCTTATACATCGTGCGACAAACAGTTTAAGAAGCCTAAGATGAAAGTAGTAAGGAGTGATAGAACAATAGTAACAAAATAATTAAAAAGAATAACTATGGGATTTACGACACCAGCGTTTATACGTAAAAACACACTGGAGCTTCGTAAGAAGTTGGAGAGGTTGGGGTATTATTTGCATCCTGAATGTATTGACGATGATAGAGGAAATTATCTATTTGTAAATAGAGAATATTACTTAAACAGACCTTTAGGATATTCGGAAGAGCTATCTCGTTCTATTGATTGCGGAACCAATGAGGATTTGTTTCTCGCCATTGCCGCATTGAGGGATGATACAAGTGCAAACCAATACTGGGTATTTGATCAAGATTTTCTACCCCATTACAAAAAAGGAGATTTCACAATAGGGCATTTTAACAGGTGTTCATGCTATTGTCATGTAGCCTCTGTAAAAGAGCTAATAGAACACTTTAAATAAAAGGAGGTGAATCATGGATAGCGTACAGACACAAACCTTTTCTATCAGAGGGAATGACGATGCTATGGCATATATTGATTTTTGTGATGGGGATTTATGCGTTTCTGTTGTAGTAGAAGGCAAGCAGGCGGATTTTCACTTTGAGCCTGTTACTTTGAAGATGTTTGCCTATGCTTATAAGTTACATTGTGAAGAACTAAAGAAAGGAAAATAGCAATGAGTGAAGAAGAAATGCGGAATATAATCAAGGAACAGTTGAAACAACTAAGTAAAGAAGAGTTGATTGATACTCTTACTGATATTCGTATGGCAAATCCTATATTTAGAATTGCAAACGCTTTGAGTAGTTTACAGTGTACAAATATGAAAGATTCTATAGATGGCATACAACGAGTAAATGAGAGTTTTGATCCATTTCAGCAAATATTAGGAAAAGAAGAATAATTATGAAAATAGATACAGAGTTTAATGTAGGCGATAATGTTTGCTATCTAAGTGGAGACAATATCTGTTATTCCACTGTAAGCAAAATAACTATTGAAATATCCTATACAGATCGTAGTTTTTTGATGGTATACAAGCTCTCTGACGGTTTAAGTGTACCAAGAAACAATTATCCACTTTGGGATAAAATACTTTTTAGAGACAAGAAAAGTTTAATAGAATATTTGGAAAGTAAGGAGTGATAATTATGGACGAAAAATTTGTATCATTGGATACTCTTAAATCGCTGACAGAGCAAGGATTTTGTTATTATCATTTTCCTACTCAGTCTTTTGCTCAAAAGTGGCTGCGCGAAACCAAGAATATGCATATAGCCATCATTAGAAATGCTTGTGGTTATGGTTATGATATATGCAAGGCTGATAATGGTACTCATATAGCTGATGGTGTATTCGACGGTCCTAACGATGGTGGTCAATGGGATACTTATGAAGAGGCATTGGAAGCTGGAATGCAGAAAGCGTTAAAAATAACGGAGGTATAAAATGAATCGTACAATAAAATTCAGAGGAAAGTCAGTCTTAAATGACGAATGGATATATGGTGATTTAGTTCATAGAATTAATTATCCAGAAACAATTTCTCCAGTACAAATCAATTGTATTGGTATTAAAGAAGATACCGTATGTCAGTTTACCGGAGTTAAATACAATGACAGAGAAATATATGAGAATGATTTGATTGAATGTGCAGGCGTATTATGTGAGATTGTGTATAATGACAAAATAGGGGCTTTTGTTCTATTGGAAGTTCTTACGCAGAATTTAGGCAGCAAACCAATAGGGCAAATGATCGATCTGTTCTGCATTAAATATGTAGGCAACATCTACGATCACCCGGAATTAATCAAGGAGGAATAAAATTATGATAGAAAGAAAAGGTTGTAAAGAGTTTCAAGAGACAGGACTTCTCTTGTTTGTAAATCAGTTCTTACATATTTTTGGTTGGGCCATTGTTGTATGTACTGATGAATGTTCTGGAATTACCATTATGTATCCTGCTCGTGTAAAATTTCGAGGATTTGATGATAAAAGTGTAACAGAAGCCTACATAAAGCTATCTGAATACATGAAACAAAATTCAGAGAAGCTGCTTGAAGAAAGCAATATTTAAAGGAGGAGTTATGCCAGGATTTATAGCCAAACAGCCAAATGGTCTTTTCTGTCGTTTCAGTACAATTGTTGATACAGTGACTAACATCAACATGACAAAGGAAGACTATATAAACCTTTGTAAAAAGGAATTTGGAGAAGTGAAGGGTGAACAAGAAGCTCTAGATGTATTGGGTCATTATCTGAGACCTTTTCAGGATGTCCTAGACAGCTACACGCCATTAAATGATTCAGTCGAAGAGTTTACGCAACGTCTTAAAGAAATGGGATATGACGGTCCCTTTGAATATAGAGAGGAGGAATAAAATGAAAGTATGTGAACTTATAGCTTTATTGCAGACTTGCATTCAGGACTTTGAACTAAAAGAGATAATTTTCACCAAAGATAAAAATGGTGAAGATGGAGTGGATATTATATATGATAACGAGGCTATGTTTGGTCAGAAGACAGAAACTGCCAATGAATAATATAAACAATGAGAAAGAAAAGAATAACAGTTAGATTTGATGATCGTACAATGATGCTGTTAAATGAGTTATCTGATATGACCAAAACAAATACATCGGTAATTGTTCGCGGAATGGTACATCGCAATATTGAGGATTTGATTGATAAGGCGGGTAATTGGAAAATAAAGGATGAGAACACTAAAAAACGGAAAGATTGATAAAAGAGTTATGTCCATGATTGTGCGAAACTACGATAAATTGAAGGATTTATGTATTTATCGCACTCATGGGCTATTATGTTCCAAAAGTTATGAGGATATATTTCATGACGCAATATTGTTTGTTTCTCAAGATAAAAAAGCGTCACTTATATCCTCTGAGGAGGAGTTGATACGTTATTTCAATTATCGCTTCCGGATGATACTTTACCAAACTATTAATGATAACAAACAATTAAAAGAGATACCTTATGCCGACTATATACAAACCTCAAAGAAAGAGGACTCAGAAGAATGACAATTATTATGTTGCGGAACGCCGGAAAATCTATAACTCAGAGCGATGGCGTAGTCTGCGTGCATGGAAGTTTGCTTGCAATCCGCTTTGCGAAATATGCCAAAAAGCGGGCAAGACAGTTCCTGCTGAAGATGTTCATCATATTATCTCGTTTATGAGTACCAATGATTCTGTGGAAAGGAAACGTCTTGCTTATGATTACGATAACCTAATGAGTTTGTGTAAACAATGTCATCAGAATATTCACAATGAGCGAATTAGATAAATATATTGTCAAGATCGACAATATGTACTTATCAGAGTTTACCTTCCTATGGATGTATTATGGACAGCCTTGTGATCTATTGTTTCAAAAGCCTCAGACCATAGGATGTACCGGCATATGGGTAGTAGTGAAGGATGAGAATACCAAAAGATTCCTAAAGCGGGCAAAGGAGAAGACGGGATGCGAGCTATTTGAAGTAGATAAATAGTGTTAATAAAATAAAAACGGACAAGATGAGGAATATCTATTTTTATGCGTTTTTAGTTGGAAATTGATATAAAATAGTGTGTTTTCGTTTCTTTTTCGGGTGTTTTTGCCGTGTTTTATTGTGTTAAATTTGTGTTAATAGTGATAGTTGCTCCTTTTTATGAGGTTGTTTATCTTATGCGTTATTCCTACGGGACAATCTGATTAAGCGGAAAGAATAAAAAAATATGTAATGAAAAATAAACTTGTAGTCCTTTGTGTACTAATTCTATATGCTGAATTTATGTTAAAATTAACAAATTGTTCAATCGAAAGGGGATAGGGGGTCAAATTTGTGCGTTTTCAGCCTTCGAAACCTCGCCCCACCCTTCTTCACACGCACGGAACTTTTTTGAAAAAAGCCAAAGTGTTTCGTCCTGTTAAAATCCGTCAGACATATTAATGGTTTTTAGAAAAAAGAAAACGGCTATGGCAAAGTATAAAAAGATAAGCTTTAGGATTCCGGATAGTATTCGCCATGATGAGGCTCGGAAGGTTATAGCGGATATTGTGAAACAGCTTAATAAGAATGAGATGTTGGAGGTTGCCGATATACCCCAGTTGCATCGTATGTCAATTGCTTATGATACCTACTTGACGTGTGTAGATATTCTAGCATTGGAAGGATTGACAATGAAAAATTTAAAAGGGGAAATAGTGAAACGTCCTGAAGCCAATTTATTGAAAGAGAGTTGGAGTCAATATCTTGAGTTGGCGAAAGAGTATGGATTGACGGTAAAAAGTAAAGGGCAGATAAAAGCGTTAAATGTTGAGGATGCTGAGGAATCTCCATTAACTGCTTTTTTGAGAGAGAATAAGGAAATGCGTTAATGCAGACAAAAGCGTATTATAAGTATGCACAGGATGTCATAGAAGGCAATGTTGTTTGTGGGAGGTATATAAAACTTGCCGCAGAACGTTTTTTTGACTTTATGGAGAATGACCGGTATGAATTCAGGGAGGAGAAAGTTGACTATGTTATAAAGTTCTTTTCGATCCTGCGTCATTTTACGGGAAGGCATGCGGGAAAGCCGTTTGCTCTCCAGCCTTGGCAACAGTTTGTGATTGCGTCTATTTATGGATTTTATATGAAGGAGACCAATGAACGCTTAGTAAAATACGTGTATATAGAGATTTCAAGAAAAAACGGAAAGACAGCGTTTGCTGCCGGGTTATGTCTTTTTCATCTTATAGCAGATGGAGAAATGGATGCCGAGGTCGATTTGGCTGCAAACTCAAAAGATCAGGCAAAGATTGCTTTCAAGTTTTGTTCTCAGTTTGCTAAAGGGCTTGATCCAAGAGGAAGGGATCTGGTATCATTCAGGGATAAGGTAAAGTTTGAGCAGATGCTCAGTATACTTCAGGTTTTTGCGGCAGACGATTCCAAATTGGATGGTTTTAATGCGTCAATGTATCTGATAGATGAGTATCATGCGGCTAAAAACTCCGGATTGAAGGATGTGCTCCAGTCTTCGCAGGGTATGCGCGATAATCCGATGGCTGTTATTATTACTACTGCCGGCTTTGACAAATTGGGTCCGTGTTATCAGTATCGGGAAATGTGTACTGAGGTTCTTTCCGGTTTAAAGGAAAATGATGCCTTGTTCGCGGCCATTTATTCGCTTGACGAAGGGGATGATTGGAAAGATCCTCAAAACTGGGGTAAAAGTAATCCGAATATTGGCGTAACCGTAAAGCCTCAGTACTTGCAGACCCAGGTTCAGTCAGCAAAGAACTCTCCTTCGGAAGAGGTTGGTATCAGAACTAAGAATTTCAACATATGGTGCGATTCTGAAACTATATGGATTCCGGATCATTATATATTGCAGGCATCTGCCGATATTGACTTCGAGCAGTTTAGCGGTATGGATTGTTATGCCGGTATCGACTTGTCCAGCACCAGCGACTTGACTTGTGCCTCATTTATGTTTCCCACAGAAGATAAGTATTATTTCAAAACGTTGTATTACCTTCCGGAGGCCGCCTTGCACGAGAAACGTTTCCGTGATCTATACGGAGAATGGCGCAGGCATAATCTTATAACCATAACTCCCGGTAATGTGACAGACTATGACTATATCCTCAATGATCTTATGCGAATTCGGGATATAGTTTATATTCAAAAAATAGCCTATGATGCATGGAATGCGACGCAATTCGTGATCAATGCGGAAGAAAAGGGATTTCCGATGGAACCTTTTTCCCAGGCATTGGGCAATTTCAACCGTCCGACCAAAGAGATGGAACGTTTAATCCTCTCTGGAAGGGCTGTGATTGATAATAATTTGATAAACAGACACTGTTTCCGCAATGTTACTATGGCAAGAGATAAAAATGGTAATACCAAGCCTTCCAAGCAGTTTGAGGAAAAGAAGATCGATGGAGTGATTGCCAAACTGGAAGCATTGGGTATTTATTTGGTTTCCCCAAGATACGGAGAATTTTATTGATTTGTCAGACACTTTTTTGGTTATACGTAAAAGTGTCTATAATGAGTATAAAAATTCCGTTTACCGGTATAGAAATAAGAAGGGCAACCAAGCAGGAGACTTCCCGTGTCACCGCTTGGAGTTACACTGGCGCAAGACCCATGCTTGCCAGTCGGAGCAAACCTATGCTTCTGTCTACTGTTTATCGTTGCGTTGACCTCATATCGGACAGTGTCGCTGTTCTCCCGCTAAAAACTTATTTACTTGACGAAGGTGGATTTAAAAAAGAGTATAAGACTCATCCGGCTTACATGATTCTTGATCTTGAACCGAATGAGGATATGACTCGTTTTGTCTTCTTTAAAACTCTGATGGCTTCTGTACTTCTGACGGGTAATGGATATGCCTACATAGAAAGGGACCGTAATCTGAACTTATTGCAGTTGATATACATACCGACCAGTCAGGTGACGATTGTATACATCACTGATAAAAATGGTATAATGCGTAAGCGTTATCAGGTAGTGGGCTTTAAGGAACTGGTTGAACCAAAAGACATGATCCATGTCCTGAATTTCTCTTATGATGGAATCATCGGCGTATCTACGTTGACTCACGCGCGCCAGACTCTTGGTATTGCTACAAAGAGCGAAGAGCATGCTTCCGGCTTCTTTGAATCAGGGGGTGCTGTCTCCGGAATATTGACTGTTGAGGATAAACGGTTAGATAAGAAGCAGAAGGATCAAATATATGAAACATGGGGAGAGAGAATGTCCCAGCATCCGAACGGAATAGCTGTATTGGAAGGAAACATGAAATATCAGCCGATTACTGTCAGTCCCAAGGATAGCCAGCTTCTTGAAAGTAGACAGTTTAATGTGGTGGATATCTGCCGTTTCTTCTCTGTGTCGCCTGTTAAGGCGTTCGATTTGTCTAAATCAAGCTATTCTACTGTTGAGGCTACTCAACTTCAGTATCTGACTGACACTGCATTGGCTGTAATCACTAAAATAGAACAGGAAATTAATCGAAAAGTATTCCTCAGATCGGAGCGTGGTAGAATTATTGCGGAATTTGACACATCGGCTATTTTGCGTACCGATAAAGCTGCTCAAGCCGCCTATTGGAAGGATATGTTCTATGTCGGGGCTGCTTCTCCAAACGAAATTAGGCGTGAAAATAATCTTTCTCGCGTAGATAATGGGGATAAGGTTTTTGTACCGGTTAATACTCAGACGTTAGATAACGCTTTAATGCAGAAAATGCCTATTGAAGAAGAGATTGATCCCAGTTTGTCAGACAATAAAACGGTTAATAAGTAAAAGATTAGTTATGGATGAAAAAAGAGAGATAAGAAACACGTCATTTCAGGTCCAGGTGACCGGAGAGAATGAAGAAAAAAGAACTGTTGAAGGTTATGCGCTGCTATTTGATACCCCATCAGATGGATTATCATTTACTGAAGTCATTAAGCGTGGTGCTCTTGACGGAGTATTGGAGAAAAGTGATGTTTTTGCTCTATTAAACCATGATCAGAGAAGAGGGGTTCTTGCGAGAAGTAAATATGGTAAAGGTTCTTTGTCGCTGTCGGTTGATGACAAGGGGTTAAAATACCGCTTTGACGCTCCCAAAACCGCTCTGGGTGATGAATTGCTTGAGAATATCCGTCGCGGAGAAATCGGAGAAAGTTCTTTTTGTTTCGATGTCGAAAAAGATACATGGGAAAAGAGGAGTGATGGTAGTTGGAAGCGAACAATAGAGAAATTTGGCAATATCTATGATACTTCTCCGGTTTATAATGGGGCGTATAGTAAAACTTCAGTCTACATGCGTGGAAAAGAAGCAGCCGAAGAGGAACTTCGTCATCGGGAACAGGAAATTCCTGAGTCTTACTACCAAAATATCGAGAAATCATTAAACATTTAATTTATAAATTATGGCAAAAGAAAAAAGTATTACAGATTTGAAGGACGAAAAGAAACAGCTTTCCGCTCGTTCAAAAGAAATCATTGAGAAGGCTAAAGGCGAAAAGCGTCAGTTCTCTTCTGAAGAAAACGAGGAATTGGGAGCGAATCAAGCTCGAATGGCCGAAATTAATCTTGAAATCGAAGAGAGAGAAGAAGAAAATCGCAGTAAACGTCCTGTGAAGACGGTAGCTACTGGAAATAGCGGTTTTTCTATTCGTCGTGCTATTTTGGCGCAGATGAATAAAACGGAACAACGTGACAGTGAAGCTGCTGTTATTGAAGAGGCAACCAGATTGCATCGTTCTGTAGCTGCTACTGCTGAAAATTGTGGTGAACTGATTCTCCCTTTGTCGTATCAGAAACGTGCGGCGTACACAGCAGGAACAGAAGCGACCACTGGTGTTGTCATTGACGAGGAACAGCAGGAGCTGTTGTTGCCATTGGAGGCTAACCTGGTACTGTCTCAGGCGGGAGTGCGTATGATGACTGGACTGGTCGGAAACATCTACTGGCCTAAACATACCGCAGCACAAGTCTTCTGGGAGGGTGAAAATGACGAAGCTAAAGACGGCAAAGGTGAATTCTCTAAGGGTAAGCTGTATAGTCCAAAACGATTGACAGCTTACGTGGACATCTCCAAACAGTTGCTGATTCAGGAGAACCGCTCTGTAGAAGGATTGATCCGTCAGTTGCTTGCTATTGCCATCGCTCAAAAGGTGGAAAAAACAGCTTTGAATAATGCTTCCACTGAAGAAAATGTTCCGGATGGTATGTTCCAGACGTTAAGTGACGTTAGCGGAGCTATGGATTGGGGGAAAATCGTTGAATTGGAAACCAATGCGGACCTGAATAATGCTCTGTTCGGCAACTTGGCGTATATTATGCATCCGTCTTTGGTTGGTAAAGCCAAAACAAAGGTAAAAGATCCATCCGGAGCTGGCGGTTTCCTCTTTGGAAACGATGGTACAGGCATGTTAAACGGCTATCGTGCGTTGCGTACAAACAATATTCCCAAAGGATTGAGAGACGCGAAAGACGAATTCGGTATCGTGTTCGGTAATTGGCTTGATTACTTCCTGGGACAATGGGGAGCAATTGACATGACTGTAGACCCATACACGCAGGCGACCAAAGGTGCGGTCCGTCTGGTTATTAACTCTTACTGGAACATGGGCATGATCCGTCCAGAGTCATTTACTATCGCGTCAATGAAATAATATGGCATACGTCGAACTACAACTGGCAAAGAAGCATCTGAATGTAGAGGAATCCTTTACGGAAGATGACGAATACATCAAAGGTCTTATTGAGGCTGCTGAGGCTGTTGTAGAGAAGGATATATGCGAGGAATTGAAAACATTGTCCGGAGAGGATGGCAAAAGCCTGCCGGCTCCTCTCCGGCAATGTATTCTTCTGATGGTTGGTCAGTATTATGCGAATCGGGAACCGGTTGCCTTTGCGCAATCAAGTCAGGTCCCCTTGTCTTACAGCCATTTGGTATCACTCTATCGGAATTACAACAGATGAGAGCAGGATTATTAAAATATACCCTTGTGTTTGAGGAACCGGTCGAAGAAAAAACCGAAACAGGTTTTATCCGTAAGGACTACCGGGAAGTGTTCCGATGCCGGGCATATCGCAAAAAACAAACGCTTCTCTCTGTTGACGAGAGTGCTTATGAGCAGTTCATTGGTCAGACAACGGTCATGCAAGTTCGGAAATATCCGCAAATTAAGTATGGTTGTCGTGTAAAATACGCAGATAGCGTCTGGGAGATAAAGATGATTGAACCGGATGGCAATGAGCTTACTTTAACTTTAAAAAAGATAGATGTATGATTCAGATAACGACGATAGACAAGGAGAATATTTACTACCTGATTCGTAACCTTGAAGATTTCGAGAAGGACAAGGCTGTCAAAAGTGGTCTTCGGGCCGCAATGAATGTTTTCAGGGTTAAAGGAAGGAGTAATCTTCGTGCAAGGCTGCTTCATCATGGTAAGCAGACCAATCATCTGATGAATTCTTTTACAACGAGAGTCAAGAGGAATAAATTAGGCGCATTAGCTGGCTTTGACCGTCCGGGAGGTAACCATGCTCATCTGGTAGACAGAGGAACAAAGAAGCGTTACACCAAATCGGGTGCAAGTCGTGGTGTTATGCCGGGTAATAACTTCTGGGAGGATGCCCGGAATACGGAAGAGGAAAAAGCAATGCAAGCTGTTCATAAGGGAATACAAAGAGCGGTTCAACGAATAAATGACAGGCGATGAATATGTTTAAAGTGACCAACGAAGTACGTGGTATTCTTATTAAGTCAAAGGAGATCGCAGGATATGTGGAAGATAAGATATTCCCTGTGATGGCTCCGGAGAACACTGATGGAGATTATATAATTTATCAGAGGGACGGATACAAGCAAGAATATAGTAAAATGGGAGTAGCCCGTCAGACTCCATTGGTAAATGTGATCGCCATTAGTGAGGACTACGGACGCAGTCAAGACCTTGCTTCGTTGATTTATGACTCCTTGTCCGGAGTATGGACAGATCCGGATATGCACATTAAACTTGAAGACTCTACTGAGGACTTCATTGATAATAAATACATCCAAGTTTTACAATTTTCAATTAGTTCATTATAGTTATGGCAGAAAAAAAATATGATTCGGCTAAAGACATGGTTGTCGGTGATAAGCTGATGCTTTTCGTTGAAACCGGAGAATCCCCTAGTACGCAGACAATCCCTATTGCATTTGGAACCTCATGTAGTATTGACATGAGTGCTGATACAATTGATACGAGTAACAAGATGTCAGGTAACTGGAAGGAATATCTGACAGGGCAGTTGGGATACACTGTCACCAGTGAAAGTATGTTGTCTCTGAAATCAGGTCATTTATCTTTCGTTACATTAAAGGAATTGATGAAGGAGAGAACACCGATACCTTTTGTGATAGCAAAAACGGAAGAGACAGAGGGGGACTTCCCGAAAGGAGAAGAGTATGTAAAAGGGAAAGCGATCATTACGGCTCTTTCTATGAAGGCTGACAATGGTGCGATCTGTACCAGTTCGGTAACCTTGCAGGGAACGGGGCCTTTGGAAGACGGGGCCGGTCTTTGATTTCGATATAGTTAAAAAGGTGGAGGCGGTCAGAGATGGCCGCCTTTTTAAATAGTTAGAATAATGAATGTGTGTTTAATCATAGAAACGGTACTTCTTATTTATCTGGCCGTGTGTCTTATATGCCATTTCAGAAAAGGGGATACGGGCAAGTCTAAGACCTCTGAATCCGCTCCTCCGCCAAAGATCAAGGCGTTGTCAGGCAGAATGAAGTTTAAGAAATGCACCATTAAGATGATTATCCGGTGGGAGCAACTGACCAAAAAGCCTTTCTCTCAAATAGACTATACCGACAAGGAGGATGTAGACGCCTTGCTTTATGTGATGAATATAGACGGCATGAAGGATATTTATACTTATTCTGTTTTCAAAACGGCCATGTCTAACGATAAAATATTCAAGGAGTTGATTTCAGGCATAGAGAGAATGAGTATTATTTCTTCTCAATTCCAGAAGGCATTGGATTCATCCGGAGACAGTGTAGCTTCGGAATCATGCTTCGTTGGCGAAATAGTAGCTATGCTGATAATGGATGGGCTGGATGCTCATTATGCAATGGAAGAGATGGAGATCTATGATCTTCCCCTGTACATCGAAGCGGATAATCGCAAACGTAGAGAGACTCTGGAATCCGAAAGATTGTGGACATATATGACGATCCTTCCTCATGTAGATGGCAAGAAACTTCGTTCTGCTCAGGATATGTATCCCTTCCCTTGGGAGATCCAGGAGATGAAAGAAAAGGCTGAGGCTGAGATAAAGGCTAATGAAGAAGACTTCCGAAAGTTCATGGCCGGTGAATTATTTGATATAAACAAAGTGAATTGGAGTAAAAGTAATTAATTATGGCGAGCAGATTATCATTCTCAATAGCATTAAATTTCTTAACCGAGAATTTTAAAAAAGGAACGAATCAGGTAAAAGCAGCATTTCGTTCTATGCAGATGCAAGTCCTTACCTTCGCAGCAGCTCTTGGTGCAGGTGGTCTTGGACTAACCAATCTTGTCTCCCGTTTCATTGAAGTAGCCAAGGAATCAAGCCGGGTTACTACGGCTCTGAAGAATGTGTCCGGGACAATGGGACAATTTGCAGAGAATCAGCGTTTCCTGCTGGATATGGCTAAGAAATACGGATTGGAGATTAACGCTCTGACAGGCAACTATGCAAAATTTACGGCGGCAGCTTCTATCTCCGGAATGACGATATTAGAGCAGAGAAAAATATTTGAATCCATGTCTCGTGCTGTCACTGCTTTCGGTATGAGTGCTGAAGATAGTAATGGTGTATTCTTGGCTTTATCTCAGATGATGAGTAAGGGTAAGATTAGTTCGGAAGAATTACGTCTACAGATGGGAGAACGCCTTCCTATTGCTCTTCAGGCTATGGCAAAAGCTGCGGGAACTAGCGTTGCCGGTCTTGATGAATTGATGAAGAAAGGCAAACTGATGAGTGCGGATGTTCTTCCTAAGTTTGCTAAGGCTTTGGATGAAATGATCCCAAATGTTGATACGGATAATCTGGAAACATCCCTGAATCGCCTGAAAAATACCTTCACCGAGTTAGTCGATGAGGCGGATATCGAAGGCAAATATAAGTCCCTTATTGATTGGGTTACTGGCGCGGTAAAAACAGCTACAGAAAATATCAGGAGTGTTATAAATTACGCGGTTGCAGCAATCGTGGTATTAGTAACGAGTAAGCTGGTTAATAACATCATATCTGCTATAGCTAAAGCTGAATTAGCCGCTAAATCAGCAGCACGTCGGGCTGCCAAGGATGCAGGAGTTGCATTTAATGAAATTGAATGGAAAGCACAAAAGATGAGTGCATCCGTCAAGATGGCGTTTAGTAGAGCAATGTTGTCAATTAAGGCAACTCTTATGTCTATGGCTCCTACGGCTACACTTGCAGCCATAGGATGGGTTATTGCTAAACTTTATAATGCCTATAACGAATCAAAGAGAATAAAGGGGCTGTTTGATGATTATTCAAAGCGTATGAATAATATTTCTGCTTCAAACACAGAAATAGTAAAAGTTAAAGCATTGCTGTCCGAATATAATAAAGCTAATTCATCTTTATCTCGTAAAAAACAGATATTAGGGCAGATTAATAGCATCCTAGGGACTGAATTAAAAATAAATCAAAATATAGATAAAGAAATAGCAAAACGAATTTCTTTATTAGAAAGTCAGGCGAGAGCAGAATTGGCTGCAAAAGAAGTTGCGGAAAGTGGGGATAAATTAAGAAAATTAGGATCTAAATCATATAATGGAAAGCTGATAAGCGAAATGGCTCCAGAGTGGGCAATGGCTAGAGGAGACCTAGTTAAAGAAGAGAAGTTTAAGAAGAAATATGGAGTGCGCATGCAGGATGCGCTAGGTTTTGAGAATGATTTAAGAAACGAACTGGATTCCTATATTGAGTATTCTAAGATTTTAAAGGATGCAAAAACTAGGCTTGACAACGAAGTAAACAAGAATACGGTAATTACTCCTACCACTACTACAGCTACTTCCACCAAGAAAACTCCTCTCCAGAAACAGCAAGAGTCATATAACAAGCAACTTGAGGAATTGGGTGCAGAGCTAGAACTTGGTAAAATTACTCAAGCTGAATACAACAAGGCATTGGGCGAACTGAATATCAAAATGTATGCTCAAGCAAAAGGAACAGGTGATAAGGATGTTCTAGGAAGTACTTATTTCCAAGGCCTTAAAACTGCTGCCGAGAAAGCGATAAGGGATCAGGATAAGAATGCTGCTCTTGTAGAATTCGAAAAGGTTCAAAAGGAATACAATAATAAGGTAAAAGAGCTTCAGTCCCAGGAGTCCAAGGGGCTTATTACCCGAAAGGAACTGAATGAAAACTTAGCTTCCCTTTCTTTGGATGCCGCTAAATCGGCTGCCAGCATAAAGGGGATTGGAGATGAGGCTGATGTCTTTATTGCAGCAATGAACCTGAATGCAAAAATGCTTGCGTCTCCCATTAAAATAAAACCTCGTGACACAACCTTTGATTATAAAAAGACCAAAGTTGATATTGCTTCTGAACAACTGGAGGCGGCAAAGGAGTATGCTGATAAATTAAAGGAACAAGCCAAAAGTATGGGAAAGACTTTAGAGGATGAAGTTGCTAATGCATTGGCCAATGTCCCTACTTTGGAAAAGGCTTTAAATTTAGCTCAAGTGAAGGAGGATGTCAAGGATCTTACTAAGGAGCTTGGGGAAATGAAATGGGATGCCTTAAAAGGAACTGTATCTACTATAGATGGAGTAGCTTCTGCCTTTCAGAGATTGAAAGATGCTTTTGATCCGGAGACAGAGGCTTCAAGGTGGGAAAAACTGATGGCTATATGGAATACGATGGCAAGCGTTGTAGATGGAATATTATCGGTAGCAAAAACCATTGAAAGCATAACGGAGCTTACAAATAAATTAGCTAAGGCTAAGGAGGCGGAAGCGGCGATAGATACTGCTACTACGTCTCAAAAGGTTTCTAATGCCGCAACAGGGGCCGCCGCTACCGTTGCTGCTACGACTATCGAAAAAGAGGCTGCCAAAACGGAGGTAGCCGCTAATACGGCCAAGGGAGCTAGTGCGGTTGGAGCAAGTGCTGCAAAAAAACTGCCTTGGCCTATAAGCCTTATTGCAATCGGTGGGGCAATAGCTGCCGCTCTAGCATTGTTTGCCGCTATCCCTAAGTTTGCACGCGGAGGAGTTGTGACTGGTGGGCCATCATCTGGAGATAAAATGCTGGCCCGTGTCAATGCTGGTGAAATGATACTTAATCAGGGGCAACAATCCCGCCTGTTTGAAGCGATTAATTCTGGAAGATTGGGTGGAGGTGGAAATATATCTTCATCAGTCACTACTAGAGTAAGAGCTAAAGACTTGATTCTTACCATTAATAATGAACTTAAATCACAAGGAAAGAAACCTATATCATGAGTTACGGACTAATATACACGATACCATTTGCCACAATTGATAATATCCCATGTGTGGTTGAAATAGAAAAAGACAACTATTCGGGAGAAGTTATGGAACTAAAGGGTGGTAATTCTCCATTTACAATTGACATTGCAGATGATGAATTTCTCTATACCCCTATTCGGTTCAGTACTGCAACAATTCGTGTAGTAGGTAGTGATTATTTGCAGAGTTTGTTTACTACAGCTTATCAAGAGTACCGAGTTGTTTTTAAAAAGAATGGAATAGTAACATGGATTGGTTTCATCAAACCTGAAATCTATACACAGGACTATACTTCAGATGTATTTGAATTGGAGATGGAGTGCATGAGTGCCATGTCTACCCTTGAGTTTATTGATTATGAAGTAGAAGGTAAAAAGAAAGAATTTGTTTCATTATGGTATTTGTTGAAAAGATGTATAGAAGCATCTTCTGCAAATTATAACGCTGTATACCTCCCTTATGTTTATGCGAAAAGTGAGAAAGAATATTTATCTGGCAGTAACATACTATATGATATGAGGGTTAGCGAACAAAACTTTTTCGATGAAGGTGGAAAAGCCATGAAGTTGAAAGAGGTTTTGGAAGAAGTATGCAAATTCTTAAACTGGACTTGCGTAGACTGGAAAGGAGAACTGTACTTCGTAGATTTGGATCATGATGGAGTATATCATAAATATAATGTTACACTAACGGAAAAAGAAGATGTAGGATTTAATAGTATTACGATACAAAATATCGGTTTCGCCGGTTCCGATCATTCTATGGATATTTTGCCCGGATATAATAAAGTGACAATCAAATGCAGTAATTATCCAATTCCTGAGACTTTGAATTTCAGTGTGGATTATGACGATTTAGATCAATTGGTCACTTTGCCGGATATTGTATCTGGAGATGATGTTTCACATCGCCTACTCTTGAATCCCGGTGATTTGGATATGTATCAATACGAACAGTTCGCACATCGTGTAGACATAAACGGATATAAGAATAATGTAGAGGCGGAAAACCTACTAGGTGCTATTCCTATGCGATATTGTAACTACAAAATGGTTGATAAGGATGGAGGGAAAGTTCCAGATATCACAGAGTATAATTATACCGATATAATAAGAGTGAGATTAAAAAATAAAGATGGAATAGTCTTAGGAGGATATGTTCCTGTTTTTATATTGAGGAGTCCATGTGTTGCTTATCCTCCCGGAGTATTTTGCATTAATGCCTCTGTAAAATACTTCCAGAATGAAGAATTATCTCCTTTGTCAAAAGATAGATGGGGAGGAAACTTAATGATAGGTACTAAATTGTTCATTGGTAATACAGATCTTACGACGGATGATCCAGTACTTGGTAATAACTTGTATAAATGCACATATATATCCTTTGGGGCATACGAGGATGGAGACTATAAAGCTATAATCAATGACAAGAAATTGAATGATCCTTATCAAGGTGCATCAGGTAAAATGATATATTCTTCTCTTACTGGAAGTGGAGTGACAACAGGAGAATTGGAGTTTCAATTATTAGCTAGCATGTATCCGTCTGAAGTTAACAAGTATGGAGTGTTTTTACAAAACTTCACTGTAAAATTCATCCCCAGAGATGGAGAGGATACTACATCTAATTCGGATCGTATTTACGAAAATGTCATTAATGAAAACTATATTAATGAACTTGATGAGATTGAGTTGAAAATTAGTTCATACAATCATGATGGTGCATGTTATGGAAAAGTTGTATTATGGACCGATTATTTAAGAGATGATCTTTATTCATACATAGAAGGAACTACCGTGCGTCCGGAGGAACAGCTTATTCGTAGAATAATCAATCGCTATAATGCCACCCGTGTAAAACTAACTCAAGTGATAAAAGAATCATCCGATATTACTCCGTTATCTCGTTTGTCTGACAATTATATGGTTAATAAAAGATTCATTAATGCAGGCGGGTCTATCGACTACAAGATGAATCGTTTTCAATGTGTAATGATAGAGATATGAGCAGTAATATCATAATAAAAACAAGGGCTATTCCGGCTAGTTCGAGATCGAAGGATTATCGAACTGGTACTGTTGTGCGTACAGGTGGTGGCGGAGGAGGTTCTTCTTCATCCGGTGGTATTTCTGGGGATGTAGGATTAAGTAAGGATATTCGTGTAAATGCACCCAAAACAGGTTATGTGAATCCGGGAGATGTCTTGAGAAAAGGTATGGGATATGAGCAGATATTCAGAAAGATGCTTTATGCTCCGATGCCGGCTACTCTTGTCGGGAAAATATCGACGGCTAATGACGTTGAATTTGGTTCTAAAAAAGGAGTTTTAACCTATACTGCTACCCGTAATGATAATGGAGCAATGACTAAGGCTTTCTACGACAATAATGAAGAAAATATTCTGGCATTTTCTGAAGAGGACAATAATGGCGTACAGATTGCGACAAGAGAATTGGAAGGAAACTATACAAAAGGAGAAACGTATTTTGCTACAGTCATGTATGCTGCCGGAGAGGATGAAGATATTAAGGATCTGACATTGACAAGTAAGATAAGTGTCAACGTTTATCGTAAGTGGTTTGCCGGGCTGTGTGATTCTGTGCCTCAAACCTCTGATGAGGTACGTAATTTGAAATCAAGTGGCTTATATATAAAGGCGGGAACGTATAAGTTTCCAGTAGATAAATGGAAGAAAATAGCGGTTTGTATCCCTGCTGATGTGGTTACTGAATTGACGCTGACTGCTTATCCGGGTAATTTTATAGAGGATACAGGGATCACTACTGGTCCAATAACAATATCTGTTGAAGGAGACAATAAGAGTGCCGCGATTGATTATAAAATGTGGGTTGTTCAGACTTCGGGATTGAATGATGCCGATACATTTACTTTTAAAACCGCATAGAAATGGTTAAGATAAACGGAAGTAGCTTTGCATTACAATACAAAAGAACGACAGGGAGACCTATTGATTCTACGGCAACTTTCAAAACATTGGAAGATGCGACATCGTATGCCCGCAATACGGATGCGGAAGAATACTTTCCTTATCCAGCCCAGATAGTTTCTGTAGAGTCGGATGGGAGTGTATATAAATTATTGAAAGATGAAACCATATCGGAAGCGGATGGACGGAAGCATTATAAATTGTCTCCAATAATGACTGGGGATGATGCTGATGACAAATATCTCAGCAAAGTAGAAGATGATTCTGCCAAAGGTCTTATTACTTTCTTGGCCGGCATTGATGTAAAAATCAAAGCCGTTATCCAGAAACTAATCGCGGAAGACGCAACTTTCTCAAAGGAAATATCATCAAAAGACTATGTGCAGAATCTCATCGGCTGGATGATTTCTCCCAATGGGCATATCGATGCGAAATCGCTCCATCTCCGAGACTTTCTTGAGGTTCCGGAGCTTCGCTATAACCGCGTGTCGATAACTTCGGGAGAAGATTGGCTTGCTCCCGGTGGTGGCATTATTGAATCCGTAAATGAATCTTCTCAGACTCTGACTTTGAAGCTGGAACCGGGAGAAGTTGCAAGCCTTGCGGTAGATGACATTTGCAAGGGTATATTCAACAACAGCACAGGATTCCAGACTTCTTATTTCCGCATAACTCAAAAGATAAGCAATTCGGAGTTTAAATATACTCTCAGGAGTGGCTACTCATATCATCCTCAGAAGGCTATGCATTTTGTGGCATATGGCAATTTCACAAATGCGGAACGCCAGAAATCTGCTTATTCTACAAAGGACTATAAACGCTATCTCGCAGGAGTAAATAACTGGGAGATTACCTCTTCTATGGTTATGATGCAGCTGGGAGACTTGTCTAATCTGGTCATTTCAGGATTGGATTTGTCCGGATACAGTGCATACCTTCGCAACGTATATATGACCGGTACGATTAAACAACTTTCGCAGGATGGTACTACGGAAGTCCTTGTCCCCGCATTTAAGGGGGAATGGAAGGCTGGAAAGTATTGGTATTACGATGAAGTTACCCATAATGGCAGCACATGGATATGTATTGAACCTAGTACTACGCAGGAACCGTCTGACTCTTCTACGGATTGGTTGAAAGAAGTATCTAAGGGAGACCCGGGTACTCCGGGAAAAGATGGAATTCCGGGAAAGGATGGTGCGGACGGTCGTACTTCATATTTTCACGTTAAGTATTCTCCTGTACAAAATCCTACTTCGTCTCAAATGAAGGATACTCCTGATGTATATATTGGAACGTATGTAGATTTTGTACAAGCAAATAGTACTGATCCATCTAAATATACGTGGGCTAGATTTCAAGGAATTCAGGGAGAAAATGGAACTCAGGGTATTCCTGGAGTAAATGGCGAAGATGGTCGTACCAGCTATTTGCATATAAAATACTCTAATGATGGAAAAACATTTACTGCAAATAATGGTGAGACTCCTGGTGCATGGATAGGTCAATATGTTGACTTTGTTCAGTCGGATAGTAGTGTTTTTTCTGACTATAAATGGCAAAAGATTAAAGGCGAAGATGGAGCAGATGGTAAAGATGGTGTAGGGGTACAAGATGTGGATGTGCTTTACTATCTTTCGACTTCCTCTAGCACCTTAACAGGTGGTTCATGGTCAACTACCGCTCCGGCATGGGTAAATGGGAAATACATGTGGAGTAAAACGAGAGTGATTTATACTGATGGTTCGACAACGGAAACAGACCCTGCTTGTATTACCGGTTCAAAGGGGGCTAATGGAACCGATGGAAGTAACGGAGAAGATGGAAGGGGGATAACTAGTATCGTTGAACAATACTATCTCTCGACTTCCTCTAGTTCTTTGGTTGGCGGATCGTGGTCGACTACTGCTCCGGCATGGGTAAACGGAAAGTATATATGGACCAGATCAGTAATCACCTATACCGATAGTTCATCGACTACTACGGATGCTATTTGCGTCACAGGAGCGAAGGGAGAAACGGGTATAGGAGTGAAGAGTTACAGAGAACAATATTACCTGTCTACGTCCTATAGTAGGCCGGCAGGCGGATCATGGTCGTATAATGTACCAAGCTGGACAGATGGTAAATTCATGTGGACGCGAACTGTTGTCACTTATACCGATAATACAACTTGGACGAGTGATCCGGTCTGTGTGACAGGGAGTGCCGGACCTTCTGGTAAGGGGGTAAAATCTTTTGAGGTTCTGTATTATCTCTCAACTTCTTCCAGCACCTTAACAGGTGGGTCGTGGTCTACGACCGCTCCTAAGTGGGAGGACGGTAAATACATATGGACTAAAACTAAGGTTACTTATACTGACAATACGACATACGAAAGCAGTCCGGCTTGCTTGACGGGCGGACAAGGAAAGACCGGCCTTCCGGGAGCTATGCTTCGTCCTCGTGGCGAATGGAAGCCAAATACTGAATATTACCATAACGATGCGTTTATCGATACTGTCATCTATAATGGTAATAACAAACTCTGTAAGGTAACTCATACATCTACTTCTACATTTGACTCAACCAAATGGGACGATTTTAATGAGTTTGTGAACGTGGCTACCAACGTCCTCCTTGCCCAGAATGCGACTATAGATGTGCTTGGCACTTCCGGAATATTTGTTGGCAACCTTGAAAAGACGCAGGGATGGATGATAACTGAAGGTGCTATAAAACACAATCAGACAGGTTTTGAATTAACTGCTGAGGGTGGAATAAACACAGCTAACGGAAAGCTGGTGTTGACTTCGAATAGTACCGTAATCCGTACCAATACCGGTAAAGATATCGCTTTATTTAAAGAAGTGGACGGTGTACCTATGATTGATGCAAAAAATATCAATACTGAAAACTTAGTGGTAACATCTGGGGCCATTCTAGGAGGATGGGAGATAAAGGATAATAATATAGTGTCTAGAGATATAGCTGATGCAAAGATTCTTTTAGAGGTTAGCGGTACTCGTTTTTTGCGTATTAATGAGTATGGGGGAGTTTCTTCTCAAGGGGCATATCCTTTTTTGTCTATACGTAATGATAATCAGGACTGCATTAACCTAAGCACGTATGGTAAAGGAGGAATTGCGTTAAGAATTATTGCTAACACTTCTGGTGGTGGGGCTATAGAGAGTTACGGATCACACAAATTCGGCCAGCGTCAGTATGAGAAATGGAATGCTCCCGGAGTGTTGTGGGCCGCCCGTATTACGGCGGCAGGTGGTATATCAAACAGATGGGGGGACGGATGTTATGTATCGAGTGTCAACAGGACGGATATAGGCAACTATGTCTTTTGGCATGATTTAAATCATACTGACTATTTTATAATAGCTACAGGCGTGAATGAGAATTGGACTCTTTGCATAATATCTGATAAGCAGGCTAGTACTTTTACAGTAAAGACATTTCATAAAGACCAAGGATGGATCAATAGTGCATTTGAGGTCGCAGTTATAGGAAGAAATAAAATATAAATATTATGAAAATAGACTTTAGAACAATCGAAGTAGAGGATATCGAAGGGAATAAGAGTACCGTCGATTACAGCAAAGTTTTTGGCAATGCAATATTTCAAAAGACAGGTGATATTGGTGAGTTAGAAATTGCAAGGGAAATGTATAATAATGGCGTGGTCGATTTGACTTTGGAGCAAGCAAAATCTTTAAAGAAATATGCAGAGCTTTTTGTTCGGGCTATTGATCGTTTGTCGGTTATTAATGCTCTATCGCAGTAATAGTAATTATTTTAATTATAAACAACAAAGTTATGATTTTGACACTACTATCATTATTGGTTTTCGCATCTTATGTTGGTGTGATGATTTACAAGACAAAGGGTATCCCTTATTCTATTTCCGATACCTATTACATTCTGAGTAACAGGTATTGGTTCGGTATATGCATGATTCTCCCGTCTTTGTTGTTGCTTCCGGCCGCATTGGATGCAAGTACAGAAAACAGTCAGTTCCTGATCTTTCTTTCTGTAGTCGGAATGATCGTATTGGGAGTATCCCCAAACTTTAGAGGAGCGCACAAGAAAGCTCATATAGCCGGCGCAGTGATGTCGCTTGTATTTTCTCAGATATGGGTAGGATGCAATTCGTGGCACTGGTTGCTGCTTTGGGCTGCATTTCTAATCTACGCGATAACGTTTGTTGTAAAGAACTGGTCTGGTAATCTTATATGGGACCTGACGGCATGCAAGTCGATGTTCTGGATTGAGTTAATTTCATTGCTAACCGTTTACTTGACCTGTTTGCTATGAAGGAAGCTATAGTACATACAACTACAGGCGGATTCGCAGCAATCGCAAGCGCTTTCGTCATTGAGTCTCTTCAGAACATGATTCCCTGGCTAATCGTATCATGTGCGGTAATATTATGCGACCTTGCATTTGGAGTAAGGAAAAGCATGTTGATGGGTGAGAAAGTACGTTTCTCTCGTGCGATTCGTGCTACTATGGGAAAGATGGTTACCTATTTCGCATTTGTATGTATGGTATGCATGATTAGCGTGGCAAGTCACAATGAATACCCTATCGACGTGTATTCCTGCTTATTGGTATGCTTCATCGAAGGGTGTTCGATTGTCGGAAATATATTGAAACCAAAGGGGATCAATATAAATGTAATTGGAGCTTTGGGAGTCTTTGGAAAGAAGGTGTTCAAGGTTGACAAAGAAGATGTGAGAGACATAATTCAAGAAGAAAATCATGAATTGGATCAAAGAAAGTAACCGTCCTAAGCACCTGCTTTATGCTATCCCGGCAGGCGCATTGCTTACCATCTTGTTTGTCGCAGGACTGGCGGCTGGCATGGAATTCAAGGACAAGGCTTGGGGTGGTAAATGGGACTGGCTTGATATTGCCGCAACGTTGATTGGAGGAATTATCGGTCAGGCTATTCAAATATTAATATTGATTTTAATTTTATAGGAGGAGAAATATATGAGTTTATCACGTGGTCTTAGAAATAATAATCCTGGCAATATCCGGATCACAAAAGACAAATGGCAGGGATTGAGAGATAAGCAGGAGGATAAGTCCTTCTTTCAGTTTACGGAAATGAAGTGGGGATACCGGGCGTTGATCCGTACCTTGCAAAACTACCGTAAAAGACATGGTTGTCAAACCATTGCGGATTTCATCAAAAGATGGGCGCCGGAGAACGAGAATAACACTGCCGGATACATCAACCGTGTATGTAAGGAGATGCAGGTTCCGAACACATACATCCCCGACATCAACGATAAGGCAACAATGTGCGCTTTTGCAGCCGCTATCTCCCAGGTAGAAAATGGTGTCCCTGCGGTGATGCCCGATGTCGAAGCCGGATGGAATTTATTATAAACTAAAAATAGAGGAGAAATAATCATGGACTTACAATTTACAAAAATAGAGGATAAGGACTTGTACGCTGCCGAAGCAGTAGTGAATGCTGATTTCAACATCCACCTTGAACGAACCGCGGCAAGTCGTTTGAACATCTTTCAGCGTACTCCAACGGAGGGTGATTTCGAACCGGTATATCTGCCATCCAACGTACAGAATAACACTGGGAAGACTTTTGACTGTGATTTCAGTGCTTTGGTTTATCCCAAAACAATCCGCATTGAGAGCTATTCCGAAGTAACAACAGGTATCTTAACGGAGGCAGAATAATGTTAAACAGGTTATCCCTAAACAAGCTAAGCCTTAACCGGATCGATTTGAATCGAATCGGTGGCCGGGATGTAGGGGTGTCCGGTCGTCCCTACATCGACCCCGAACTACTCAGCCACGTCAAGAT